TACAAATTTGGACAATGTAATTGATTTAGGGATAGCTACTTCACGTTTTGACGACATCTACGCCACCAACGGCACTATCCAGACATCTGACCGCAACGAGAAGCAGGACATTGCAGAACTATCAGAAGCAGAACAACGTGTCGCTGTAGCCGCTAAAGGCTTACTGCGTAAGTTCCGTTGGAAGGATTCAGTAGCTGAGAAGGGTGATGACGCTCGTGTCCACTTTGGAATCATTGCACAAGACCTACAGGCCGCCTTTGAAGCTGAAGGCTTAGATGCAGGTGACTACGCAATGTTCATCAGCACTACGTGGACTGACGAAGAAACTAACGAAGAAAAGACTAGGATGGGTGTTCGCTACAGTGAGCTACTCGCCTTCATTATCTCAGCTATTTAAATTGGAGAACAACTAACATGAACTACACAATATCAACACTAGAAAGCAACACTGCTGGGGGTGTGTTCTGCGCCCACTGGCAAGTCTCTAAGACCTCTGGTGACTATACAGCTTCATCCTACGGCACTGTAGGCTTCACCCCTGACTCAAGCGCAGAGGGCTATGTAGCCTATGCTGACCTCACAGAAGCAGATGTTATTGCTTGGGTACAGGCTGAGGTAGACACTGAGGCTCTTGAGGCTACCCTTGATGATGACCTGGCAGACCAAGCAGCACCTGCTGTGACTGTTGGAGTTCCTTGGTAATACTTCTAATAAATAAACTAAGGGGGGATATGACTGATGTTAGCAGAGGTTGGAGTAGCAGTAAAAGTATGTTCTCAAGCCTATAACTTCATTAATACAGCCTTGTCTAAAGGCCATAGTGCTATGGACTTGATGGACAGGTTCGCAAAGTTCTATGACGGTAAAGACCAAATCACTGCTCTTGAAGAAGCCAGTAAAGTAAAACCCTTGCTGGGTAGTGGTTCTATAGAGGCGCAAGCCCTACAGATTACTACCGCTAAGATGAAAGTTGCAGAGCAAGAGAAAAGGCTTAGAGAAATTATCCTAATAACAGTGCCTAATGGTAAAGAATTTTACACCAATATGTTGCGTGAAAGGAAGGCCATTAGGCAACGGATAATTAAATCAGCTAAAGCAAGAGCAGCACGAAAAAAATACTTAATTAATATTACATTATTAACAGGGTTGGCAGTCCTTACAGTTGTAGGCTACACAGTTCTAATCAAGTTAATAGTTACATCAGGAGGAACATGAAGCATGACACAAGCAAGAGACTTAGGAGATGCAGCAAACAAAGCTAATTTCCTCGACAATGTAAGCTCTGATTTACAAACCCAAGTTACAGCAAACATCCTACCCGCAGGTCTACTCCTACCCTTTGGTAATACTACAGCACCTACAGGCTACCTAGCGTGTGACGGGACTGCGGTATCTCGTACTACCTACGCTACCCTCTTTGCTGCAATCGGCACAACCTGGGGTACAGGTGACGGGTCAACTACCTTTAATGTCCCAGACTTCAGAGGGGCCTTCCTGCGTGGTACGGGTTCTCATGGCACACAGAACATGGCTAACGGTAATGACTATGCTGGGCCATCTGTGGGTAGCTTTGAGAATGACAAGGTTCAAAGACATACTGGCTCTTGGAACACTTCTAGTCCTGGTCACATGGGAAACGTCAAAATTTACGAGGGTATTGGTTCTCCAGAAGTAGCAGGAACACAATCAGCGGTAACACCAGCAAACCAAGGAAGCGGGCAACGGTTCCAGAATACTTCTGGGGCTTCAAGTTCTGGATATTCTAAAATGATAGTTGATATTGGTGATGGCCCCGAAACCCGACCTTTTAACGCAGGTGTACTCTACTGCATCAAAACTTAATTTCAGGCAATCAACTATGAGTGATAATTCTATGAAAGAGGCAATGGACGTTGCAGCAGCATCTACAGGAATACTAGCGTTGGCTGCTTGGTTACCACCTACGGCAGCTTTATTTACAATCATCTGGACTGCACTGCGTATCTACGAGTCACCCACCGTGCAGAAACTATTCGGTAAAGAACCATGAGTTTAATAACTTCACTAATCGGCCCCGTATCGGGATTACTAGACAAATTTATAGAGGATAAAGACAAAAAGAATGCTATCGCTTTTGAACTTTCTACGATGGCTGAGAGACACGCTCAGGAACTTGCTAAGGCCCAGCTTGAAGTTAATAAGGCTGAAGCAGCACATAAGAGCTTGTTTGTGGCGGGTTGGAGGCCAGCTTGCGGGTGGGTGGCTGTACTTGGGATGGCGAGTAACTTTTTGTTTATCCCACTGGCGAACTTTGCACTTGCTTTGGCTAAATCTACGGTTGTGGTTCCAGTCCTTGATTTAAGTCAAATGATGCCTGTCCTCATGGGTATGCTTGGGTTAGGCGCAATGCGTACTATGGAAAAGACCAAAGGCGTACAAAGGGAGAAATAAGACATGAAACAGAACGATAAACTTACAGAACTCCATGGGATGTTGGCTAGTATTCTCTTGGAGAAGATAAGAGACCCTGAAGTTAAATCAGCGGAACTCAATGTTGCCCGACAGTTCCTCAAGGACAACGATATTACTGCCATTCCTACAGACGATAACGCCCTGGCTCAACTGCTACAGGATTTGCCTTTTAAGGAAGACCAGGCGTTACTCCAGTAGGTTGCCCTTACCCAACAACATAACGTGCCTTAGAAGAGCTTACAGAGCCTTCTAGGGCTATTCAGAAAGGAGACCCCATGTCTTTATACAGGAACATGATGATTCGTAAGAAAAAGGGTATTAGTCGGTCAAAGAAAAACAGTACGATTGACCCTAAGACTTACGCAAAGATGAAAGCTAAGAAAGGTGGCTTCAAGCCTAAGAAAAAGAAGGACTACTGATATGGCTAAGTACCAAGGCAAGACAGTTAAGCTAAACAGTCCCTCTAGGATTTCTAGCGGTGAGCCTGGAGCTGGCAGGAAGAAGTCTAAGGTCTACGTCAAGGATGGCACAAAGGTGAAGAAGGTGATGTTCGGTGACCCTAATATGACTATTAAGAAGAACAATAAGGGTAGACGAAAGAACTTCAGAGCCAGACACGGATGCGATAATCCAGGCCCTAAGACAAAAGCAAAGTATTGGAGTTGTAAAGCGTGGTAAACGAACAGTTGAAGGACTTTAAGAACTTCCTGTATCTAGCATGGAAGCACCTAAACCTACCTAACCCTACCCCCATTCAGTATGACATAGCTGATTATCTACAGGATGAGGACATTCGCAGGGCAGTCATCGAAGCTTTCCGTGGTGTAGGCAAATCATGGATAACATCAGCTTATGTCTGTCACCAGTTATTGCTCAACCCACAGGAGAATATACTTGTGGTGTCAGCTTCAAAGACACGGGCTGATGACTTCTCTACCTTTACCCTGCGCCTCATCCACGAGATGCCCATTCTGGCTCACCTAAGACCCAGAGATGGACAAAGAATGTCTAAGATAAGCTTTGATGTGGCTCCAGCTAAAGCCTCTCATGCGCCCTCTGTGAAGTCTCTAGGTATCACTGGGCAGCTTACAGGGTCTCGTGCAGGTATCATCATTGCCGATGACGTTGAATCAGCTAACAACTCTCAGACACAAATGATGAGAGATAAACTAGCAGAGACCATTAAGGAGTTTGAGGCTGTCCTTAAACCTGGGGGCAGAATCATCTTCTTAGGCACTCCACAGACAGAGATGTCTATCTATAACCTGCTAGACGAACGTGGCTATAAGACCCGTATATGGCCCGCTAGATACCCTGATGACAGGCTCAAGACAGCTATGGGGTACAAGCTTGCCCCTATCGTTGCCGATGAGGATGAGAAAGACAATCAACCTACAGACCCCGATAGGTTTGACAGTGATGACCTCTTAGAACGTGAGGCATCCTATGGTAAGTCAGGCTTTGCCTTACAGTTCATGCTTGATGTATCCCTCTCAGATGCCGATAAGTACCCTCTCAAGCTCAATGACTTCATCGTTATGTCTGGCCCTAGTAGCTGGACAGAAGCCCCTGTAAGCGTTCAGTGGGCCTCTGGTAAGGAACAGATAGAAGCAGTCAAGCA